AAAGTAATAGTGCCTGATATATTATTATTCTTTGTCCTGCTGACTTCCCCGTATGCGCCTACGTGTCTTTTATAAAGCTCATTATCTTCTTTAGCACACGTGATAAATGTTCCATCGAAGAATCCTGACATGTTTATTCCTGAAACCGTCAAAGAAACAGAATTTGGATCATATGAACCTATTAATTCGCCTGCCATTGTGTATTCCTCCAATTTTTAAAATTAATTATATTCCCTACGCATTTACGATTAACCCCAAAAATATTTGCTAATTCCTGATGTGTTAATGTAAAACTATTGCGTATTACTCTTACCGCTTCATTTGTTAATTTAGCATTATGATGTTGTTCTCCAAATTTCTTTTTAATCAATCCGGTATCATAAGCATGTTTTTCATTTTGTGACCGGGTACACCATTCTAAATTATCAATACTATTGTTTTGTTTATTTCCGTCTTTATGATTTATTTCTTTAAAATTATTTATGTTTTCTAAAAAAGTTTTAGCAACTAAACGACCTATTCCAAAAGATATTTGTTTATTTTCTTTAGATAAACTTAATTTTAAATATCCATCTTTATCTGGAGTCCCTTTTAATATACTTCCAGGATATAACCTTAATTTGTTTTTATTGCCTTTAACATATCTATCAAGGCTTCTAATTCTACCTAAATTAGAAACCTGATACATATTTTCATATCCCGGTATATCTTTCCAAATTTCTTGCATTATTTTACCTAAATCGTAATTAATCCCGTAACAGTTACGTGATGGATTGCACCCGCACTTGTATAGTTAAACTTGACATCTGTCAAAGTCCTGGTCGCCCTGTTGTTTGCAGATACCGCTGATCTATCCGGTACTGTCACAGTATATAAATAAATCTTATCATCAGAGACTTGCTTCTCCGCTTCGGTAACTGCTGCTGCTATTATCCCATTATCCCCAGCTCTCTTTAAAACATCCCTAACAACACCCTCAACCTGTGCAATTCCCCTGTTGTCAAAAGGTATCTTGTCATTTCTAATGAACAATCCAAGCAATCCTATTTTTAATTGATCTTCAACCCAGTCTTTACCGAGTATAATATCAATGTATTCTCCGCTTGTTGCCTTACCTTCATTTACAAACGTAACCCCGGCCTGTTCTTGTATTGCTTGACCGTTATTCGCTCTGATTGCTGTCAACTGCGTCAAAGTAAAAGATGACGCATTTTGTCCGCTTAATGTTTTCCATTTGAATGTCGCCGATCCTGGAACTTTCGCCAACATCTTACCTACCCATGCGCATTCAGGAAAGTCTGTCGCTTCATTATTGTGTATAAGATAGGCTTCTCTGTCTGCGTTTCTTCCAGTAAGATCATCCGGGTCTTCCGAACATCCGAAGAAATATTTTTTATTAGCATTAGCCCATGTTCCGGCATCATGCAAATCATCGCCATCCCTCGAATCGATTACTATTCCATAAAAATCGTTATAAGTCTCAATCAATGTAGTCAATGCGTCATCATAGTCTGTCGCGTCTGCTTTTCTAAATACTGCCACGCTTGAAACATGTGGAGACTGCGCGAACATTGCGGAAGCCATCAAATATTCATTGTCCGTGCTTAGATAACCTGCGTCTGTTAAATCCGTCAATTCAGCCGCCACTGTCACACCTGTCGCCGCTGAACCTCCTGAGCCTAAAATCAGCGGCAAAAAACTTTGTTCCGTTAATCCCAATGTACCCGCTGAAATGTTAATGGTAATATCGTTTATAAAGCTGCCCATGTTTTTCCTCCTATGGTTCTGTTATAATAATTTCTTCTTCCTGTACTGTGTCGATAGTAGGCGTAACTTCGATTATTTCAATCGCTTCAATTGTGTCTACTGGCGATCCATAATAATCTAATCGAATATCAACGCCTAATCTATTCTCGTAAAATGTTTCCAGATATATTGTTCTGTCTTCAATCTGGTTATTCATTACTCTTAAAACTACATTATTTAACTTTGCTACATCTTGACAGGCTGCTGACTTAATCCATTGTAACGCTGTCGTAGTCTTTGCCCATAAGTCTTGTATGTCCTGCCCGATGAAAGTTAAGCTCATTACTTGCTTCGACTGTTCATACCGGTTTAAATTGACCTGATCTCCGTTCGCTTCCGGTACGATTAAATTCTGATAGTCTCCCTCTTCCTGACTTGAAATGATCTTCCAAGATAAATACGGATATGCAGGCTTGTGTCCGCCCTGATCTGCCATCTGAATGTTAATCCCGGAATTAACCGCTATCCCGGAAACTATTGCGTTAATCCTGCTCGCCGGTATCATCTATCTTTTTCCCGATATATATTGAAAAACTTCCTTCAAAACTTCTGTCCTGTAAACTATCTACTTTATAACTTTCATCATTATGATATAAAATTGACTTTAACGATATTGACGGCGATCCGCATTCGTAAAACTTCTTGTCCTGCATCGTATAATTTCCTTCTCCGACAAACTGTAAGTCCTTAAAAGTCATCGGGAATACCGCCAATCTCTTTGCCACTCCCGTTACATAAGTTATCGTCAATCTTCCTGAAGCGTCAAACGCCTCTGAAATAAATATGTCCGCCGTCACGTCCTGAGAAAATTCCGTTACTACGTTTATCATACTGTCCTATGACTTATCCCTTGTGATAGCCGCCCAGTATTAACAAGCGTCTTATTCTTACCGCCTTTTTGCTCTGTTGTAAATGGATGATTGCCCGGTGGTATATTTGTTTTAATCTTTGCCTGTATTGCACCTGTCATGAATAAACCAACTTTCTCTGTTATCATCTTTACTGGTATGCTTAAATTTGTAATGCTTTCCGCTATATCCATTATTCTATTCTGATTTTTTTTTAAATCAAACGATGATCTGAAAAATGATCTCTCTGGAATAATGATATACTTAGTTGTCTTTTTAAGATGAAGTCCTAAATAATTTAAATAGTTTCTCATCTTTTCGCTTATTGGAATTTTCGCACCGTACTCATTTGACCTTGCAACAATCGCTAATTCCGCATCACCTAAAATTCCAACATGAACCTGCTTCCGGGTTAATTCTTTTACTCTCTTTTTAAGTTCGGGAAATCTATTGTTATCGATTATAGACATCTGTCCGCCAATCCTTCGATCTGTAATTTTATTTTATAGAATTCCCGTTCCCAGTCTGTACTTATAAAGTTAGTATAAGCATCAACCCCACCATAACTGATTGAAACATCCGCTATACTCTTTGACCTGATATTACTCTTGCCCTGATCTGCCACGCTCAACAAATGACAGGCTTTATAACGCTGAAGTTCGTTAAATCTCGCATGACCTGAAGTGTATCCAAGTGCTTCAACATAATTCTTTGCATCTGATAAATGCTGATTTAATACATCATCCGACACCGGTATAAGTGCCGGATGAGTATTTCTCATTTCTGTTAATGTGGCTTCTGCCATTTAGATTCCCTTGCCAACGTATAAACACGCCGGATAACGTACAATAACACCAGCTGTCTTCATCTTAACTGCCATCTCAACAGTACCCACGATATCCTGAACAGGCTGACCTCTCTCTATATCATAAAGGAGTGATAGCTGTACGTTCATCGGATCGTTATCAAGCACCATGAACCAGTCAACCGTATCGCCGTTATTAGTTGCTTTCATCTGATTAGTAACTACAATTTGATCGAAGTACATACCATCAGAATTAAGCCACTGTAAAAGCGTCCTTGAATCCCCGGTATCGCTGAAAGGCAATGCCAAAAGATTATATTTTTCAGGCGGGAGAACAAGCACACGAGCTTTGTAAAACTGATCTTTCTGTACTGTCTTCATCGCTGTATGAAGGTCAGTAAGTTTTTCTCTTGATGTTTTATTGATCCAGAGTCGTTTCTCTGCTGCTGTTCCTGAATAAGCACCTTGTGCAACATTTTTCATTGTGCCTAAATCAGTTCCGTAGAAACTTGAATCAAAAATACCTTTAATGCCGAAATTAGCATCCCCGGCAAAAGCTAATTTACATTCAGTTTCAAATATATAACGTCTTGCGGTTTCAACTCTCAATGTATCAAGCTGAATCGCCGGCCCCTTACCGAGTGCCCTCTTAGCCTGAATAGCTTCAAGTTCATCCTGCGTATATCTTACGCCTGATGCAATCGTAAAGGCTTTCTGTGTTATACGTCCGCCAGATTCACCGACAAAAGGAACGTCTTTAGCTCCGCCCCCTGATGCCAATATCTTCGCTTTTCCGTTTCTGACATAATAGTCATATCCGATTTCCTGTGCGTATCTTGCAAAGGAAGTGTTTAAACTAAATACCCGCCTATGCGGAAGTTCTTCGACTTTTGGCGTATATAATACGTTATCAATCTGAAGAAAATCGTCTTGTGTAAATAATCCATGTTCAAAAGGCATATTATTTCCTCCTATATTCTAAGTATCCGCTGTGATTGTGAAAGGCGGTGAT